ACGCCGTCGGCTTCCCGCTGGCGTCCACCGCCTTGACCTTGATCAGGTCCCCGACAGAAGCGCCGGAGGCGAGGATCACATCTTGCTTGCCAGACAGGTCGACCAGGCCCGCAGCCTGTGAAGCAATCTCCTGCTTGTCGGCGTCGGTAAAATAATCCGTCCCCTTTACCGGCGTCGCGCCCGTGGGCCCTTGCGGCCCGGTTGGGCCTTTTGGCCCAGTCTCTCCTTGCGGCCCGGTCGGGCCCTGTGGGCCCGTCTCGCCCTGCGGACCCGCTGGCCCTTGCGGGCCAGTCTTGCCCGGCTCTCCCTTCTCGCCGGGGTCGCCTTTGTCTCCCTGTTCCCCCTTCTCGCCGCGCGACGGCTTCCCGGTGTCGGTCTCGCCCAGATACCAGTTTCCATTCGTGCCGATCGTCGGCGTCACGCCATTTGCGCCTGGCGCGCCGTTGTCTCCGGCCGGGCCTGTTGGCCCCTGAGGCCCCGTCTCACCCTGCGGGCCCGTAGGTCCCTGCGGTCCAGTCTCGCCCGGTTCGCCCTTTGCGCCGGGATTGCCTTTGTCTCCCTTATCGCCTTTCTCGCCGCGCGACGGCTTCCCGGTGTCAGTCTCGCCCAGATACCAGTTGCCGTTCGTGCCGATCGTCGGCGTCACGCCGTCGGCGCCCGCCTGGCCGGTGCTGCCCGTCTCGCCCTTTGCGCCGGGGTCGCCTTTGTCTCCCTTTTCGCCCTTTGCGCCCTGCAGCGGTCCGTTGTTGACCCACGCATTCGTCACGCCGTCGTAGATGTAAATGTCATACGGTGCAGCCGCGCCCACGCCGTAGGCGTCGCCGACCTCTGGATTCTTGACCGACGCCTGCAGCGCGGAGACCGAGCCGTAATAGCCCTTGACCGTAAAGCCCGTTCCCGTATCGCCCTTCGGCCCCTGCGGACCTGCCGGGCCCTGCGGGCCGGTCTTCCCCTGCGGGCCGGTTTCTCCCTGCGGGCCAGTCGCGCCCGTGTCGCCCTTGTCGCCTTTCTCTCCCTTTTCGCCGGGTTCCCCCTTCGGGCCAGTGTCGCCGGTCGCGCCCTTCGGGCCTTCCGCGCCGGTCGCGCCGGTGTCGCCCTTCGGCCCCTGCTCGCCCTGCGGGCCGGTCTCGCCCTTTGGCCCCTGCGATCCGGTTTCTCCCTTCGGGCCCTGCGCGCCGGTGTCCCCCTTCGCGCCGGTGTCTCCCTTCTCGCCCTTGACGGTCTCGACGTTAAAGTCAAATGTCTTCCCGTCCGAAAGCGCGATTGTGTACGTTGCCGTCGTCCCGCTCTGCGATTTCTTCGTGATCGACGTGATGCTCGCGCCCGCCTCGCCGGTCTCTCCCTGTGCGCCGGCAGGTCCGGTCTGCCCCTGCGGCCCCGCCGGTCCCGTCTCGCCCTTCGGCCCCTGCGGGCCCATGACCGAGCCAAGATCGATCGTGCTGCCGTCCGTCAGCGTGAAAATCAGCTTCCCCGCGTCCGTAACCTCCACGGCCTTCACCCCGCGGGAGATCAGTCCGCCGATCGTCACTGTGATCTGATTCGGAATTTCTACCCTCATACCTGCTCCTTACTCCACGAATGCCCGGTTCCCGCTCGCCAGCGTCGTCTTGTCGCCGTGCGTGTACCGGATATCGTAGGTGTACTTTCCCTTCGTGAATTTTGCCGCGACCGTCGCGTCGAAGTTCAGCGTGACCTGGTCGTTCTCCACCTTCGCAAAGCTGAACGTGTGGACGGTCTGCCGCGTATCGTCCAGAAACACGACCGCCATGCTGTCCGTCGTCCCAATCGTGACGGCCTCTCCGTCCTGGTCCTTCAGGTCGAACCGCAGCACGATCGAGAATGTGTCTCCCTCGTACCACCGCAGCACCCCTTTATCGATGCGCGGACTCGGATACGCACCCGGAATCGGTGTCGCCATACCGCATCCCTCCTTTTCATCCAGTGTAGCAGACCCCCGCGCCGGATTCACCCCACGCGCAGCAAAGCCGGGGCTTTCGCCCCGGCCTGCGGTTACTTGTACGGATTGTTTTCTTCTTTCCAGCTCGTCCCCATGGCCGCCCAGAGCGCGGCCTTCTGCGCCTTTGTCAGGTTCATCCCATCCAGCACGGTCTGGATCCGTTCCTGCGAAACTGTCTGCGTTCCGAACTGCTTGAAGTACGTCTGCTTGTACTGCATGTAGGCGTCATAGCTGACGCCGTCCGCTGCCAGCGCGTCCATCTTCGCCTGCTCCTCGTCAGACGCCATGACGGAATAATAATATGCTGTCTTCGCGTTCTGTGGGATGTCGTAGGCGTACAGCATGGCGAGCTTTGCATTCTTGTCGTTGACCTTCTTCATGGCGGTCACGAATGCGTAGCTTTCTCTCTGGTCGGTTCCTCCCTCGGTCATGCCCTGATAGGCGGCAGTCTCCTTTGCGGACAGCGACTTGAACCCGCTCTCCACCCAGCTCTGTGCCTCTTCCGTCGCCGTCTTGCCGAACAGCAGCGCCTGCGCCCAGCTCTTCGCCCGGTCGGCTGCGTTGCCATTGTACACGGGATACTGCAGAATGTCGCGGCCCTCGTTGTCGACCGAGTAGCTGCCGCCTCGAGCTGCCGCCGTCGCGCCCTGATACGCCTTGCGGATCTGCCCGCCGCCGAACGGCGTTGCCAGATACAGGCCCGGTTTGATAAGCTCATCTGTGATCGTCTTTGCCTTCTTTGCGGGGGCCATGTCCTCGTTGCTTGACCAGATTGCTTTTCTGATTTTCGCGAAGCTTGGGATCGCGGAATCGATAGCGATTCGTCCGCTATCAATGTCAACACCCCATTTCTCATCCAGCCCCAGCACGTTGACCACCTGCATTCCCGGCAGCTCTGACAAAATCGCTCCTTCAAGGTTTGTAATAGCCTGTTCCGTACTCGGCTTCTCCTTCGTGAAGTCCCACTTCCCGGATACCGCCGCCTGCACCGTGTTCGGCAGCTGATACCCCGTGAAATCTCCGACCGTATCATTGATGATATCCAGCGGATCCAGCGCCGCGCGCCTGCCCACAATGCTCTCGTAGAACTCATTGTAGATCCACGCGCCGATGAGGAATTTGAACATTGCCTTGGCCAGTGCCGCCACGCCCTTCTTCCGCTCCTCCTGCGCCATATCCTTGAAGATCCAGCTGAGCTCATTGTTGACCTCCAGCTGGAACTGCGTGAACAGCTTCACCAGCGGGTTCCGCGCAGAGTACAGCGTCGGCGTCGAGCCTTTGCTGCGGTCTGCCATCACGCCGGCCGCAAACTGATCCGCCTCCTGCATCGCGCTCGTCTCGCTCATGCCCCGGCGTAGGTTCTGGTAATACCGCGCACGGACGACGCTCCCCGTCGTAAACGTGTCGATGGATTCCATCATCCATCCTGCACCGGCGGAGACTTTATCCATCGTGCTCATGGCCAGCCGCCCGTAGCCGCTGCGGTTGTTGATAAACGTCGACGCAGAATCCAGCCCGTCCGCCGTCTTGTAGTTTTTCAGCGTATCCCACATGCCGCGCAGCACATCCGTTGTCGACACCTGGCTCCACGCCTGCGTGATCGGGATGAAGTTTGTGAGCGCCGATCCTACGTTTGCCGCGACCATGTTCGCACCCACGCGGGACTCGAATTTCTTCATGACGTTGTAGAATCGTCTCCCAAACGTCTTCTCTATGCCCCGGTCGAGCCGCGACTTTTTTCCCGCCAGCAGGTTCGTGTATTCGTCCAGCTCATCCACAAAGTTCGAAAGCCCATACCGTCCCTCCTTCGTCAGGTTCGTCACCTGCTCGTTGGCTTCGTCCGGGTTGAGGAACGGGTTCATCATGATCGCGTCGATCCGCTGTTTCAGTCCTTCGTCCGATGCCCGATACCGGATCTGCGTTGCCAGCGCCCGCAGCCGCTGAATGTCCGCCGTATGGAAGATCACGTCCGTCGCGACCTCGATGTACCGGTCAAAGCCCTGCAGCGCGTCATACGCCGTCGCGTAGCCGAGTCGGTTCTGGATGTTCGCCATGTACCGGATGCCGGGTTTGAAGTTTGCCGTGAGGCCGTTGATCGTCGCAGGCAGCGGCGACACGTCCCCTTCGATCCCGGCAGCCCTTGCGAACTTCTGCAGAATGCTGCCTCCTTCCTCGTTCTCCTGGAAGTGTGGGAAATATCCCTGCAGATAATTGACCGGCTCATAGCCGTTCTCAATGCGCACCCGGTTCATATCCTGGAACAGCTTGTCGTAGACCTCATGGAAAACCTTCACGGCTGCCCGCACCTTGCCGAGATCCAGATTCGGGTTCTGCTTCTCGAACTCCTGAATCGCCGCGTTCCACTCGTCAAACGTCATCCCCCCGCGCCTTTCGACACGCGGATGCTGCTTGAGATAGTCCCGGTTGAATTCCGCCTCTCCCAGCCACTGCACCGCATAGCTCTCGGATACCAGATTTCCCTTCCGTACCTGCCGGTCGAGTCCCAGCTCCCGGATCCTGTCCTGCTGCTCGACCAGATAATTCTTCCGCTTGCTCTCGTTCTCATGGACGGGCCAGAAATACTTGTTGATAAACGCATTGGCCTTTTCGTCAGAGACCTTGCCCTTCCGCGCGATATCCCGGATGTTTCGCTCCATCGTCTCGCGCTGGTACTGGATCCCCATAACCTTGTCGACCCACTTGACGGCCTCGGCTTCCGTCAGCGCCTGCTCGGCAAAGTCCCGCAGCCCCTGCTTGCGCTGCGCGTTCCATGCCTTGAGCTTCAGCGCCAGCATATCATAGTCAGCCTTTGCCTCGTAGACCTTCAGGATCTGCTGCCCGTTTTCCAGCCCTGCCACATAATCCGGGCTTGTCTCCCCGCGCAGCAGCCGGTTCACGATCTTCTGGTCGGCTTCCGTCAGCAGCGTCTTGCTCTGTGCTTTCTCGACCACTCGCCTTGCATCCTTCAGCTGCGCCCACATCTGCTTCGTTTCTTCCGCTGTCTGCGGAATAGCAAGCTTTTCTTTGGCCTTGTTCTGCGCGTCCAGATACCGCTGCGCCACGCGCAGCCCGCTCGTCAGCCGGTCAATGGATTCCGTGAAATTCGCCTGCTGCCACTTCTTGAAGCTCGCCGCCTGCGCCCCGTAGTATTCATCCAGCGTCTTCTGTACCTTCTGAATGCCGCGCGCCACATCGTAGATCTGCATCAGCTGATCGCTCGGTGCGGTAATGTCCGCCGGAAACAGCTCCGGCGCCATCTCCTGCAGCTGCTGATACGCCACATCCACCGGCAATCCGTCCTTGCTGATCGTCAGTGTCCCCATAGCCGCCTTCCTGAATAGATTGTAGTCTGCGATATCCTGCCGGTCCGTCTCGGAAATGGAGATCTTCTGATCCCTGATGAATTTTTTCAGGTCCCCGTACTGCTCAATGTACTGCTGGTCCTCTTCCACGCCCGCCTTGTAGGCCGTTTCAAAGAGATCGTTCAGCTTCGACCGGTCAAGCTGCCCGTCCGTGAAGAACGACCGCAGCGCCTCCTCGGCCATCGGCCGCAGCACGTCCCGCTTCGCCTGCCCCGGCACGCTCAGATTCTCCGCCAGCTCGTTCACCATCCGGCTTTCCAGCCGCCGCACATACTGCGCCGCCTTCTCCCCCATCAGATCCCGATACCGCCCGTCTTGCGAAGAATACCGGATATCCGGGTTCGTTAGGCTGAAACTTCCGTTGTTTGCAACCGCGGACTTCACTTGCGCAGAATCAAACACAGCCCATGCCTTCACGCCGTTCTCAACCGCCTGAACCCCGTCGTATCCATGCCGTTTCAGCATCTCTACCATCCCCGGCGTATTGATCACCTGCCACATGAGCTCCGGCTTCCCCGCCTGTTCCCATACGGCTTGCAGTTCGCTAGGTCTGATCTGTAGCCGCTTCGCAAGATCCACATAATTCCCGCTGTATCCGCCGTCAGTGTTTCCAACATCCGCCGGATTCTCCACGCGAATATATGCCGGGATAATACGATCGACGTTCCCTGCGTAGATCGATGCCTCCGGCAGAATTCGCTCAACGCTGCGCGTCGCAGTGGAGTATTCTTCCGCGTACTTGATGTTTGCAGTCAGCCAGATCGGTTTCCCGCCTACATCAAACTTTGTAAATTTCGCTCCGGCACCGTGGAACACCAGCAGTGGCTCGCCTGTCGTGTTCGTTGCCTTGCTGTCTGCGAACCAATCCCGGAACGCCGTCGTCTGCGTCTTCTCCCGCTCATCAATCAGTTTCTGCATGAGCCTCGGATTCCGCAGGAAAACGGCGTCCTTAAACACACCGCGCCCGCTCCCATCGTCCAGCATCGCAGAGACGGTCTCAAGGTTCTGTTTATCCCGCTCCGACGCCTGCCGCGCGCTGGCAGAGAACCGGATATCCGGGTTTGTCTTGTCGAACGTCCCGATGTTATCCGTAGCGGATTTGATCTGTGCGGAATCAAATACAACATAGAATTTGTCGTAAGCCAGATCTTCTTTGCTTCCATCATATTCAAAAATCACGCCGTCGTGCCCATGTTCTTTGGCGTAGCGAATAAACGGTGCTTCTGCAATGTTATCCGTAAATTGTTTCGGGGACAGTTTCACCGTGTACGGATTCTTCATCTTGAGATAGGCTTCAATGATACGGTTTCCCCCGCGTTCATCTGCCATGCTCTCTGCATAATCCCTGCTTTCACTGAAGAAGTACGCCCCGTTCTCCTGCTGGAAAGTATTAAATTCCGCATTCGTTCCGTGGTACACCACTTTCGGTGTTCCGTCCTCATTGACAACCTTGCTCGCGTTTTCCGGGTGGTTCTGCCAGTCGCCGAACCAACGCTTGAATTGTTGCGATTCCGTTACATTTTTCACGGACATATTGATTTTTGAGTCTAGCTTGCGTACAATACCATTAGAAGAAGCTGCGGCCTTCAGCCGTTCGGGGAATTGGACCCCGGCGCCTAGAAGGTTCACGGCTTCTTTTTTTACATAAAATACGCTGTTTTCTCCTGCGTTGAACTGGGCGATCGCTTCATTTACAAGCGCTGTTGTGTTTTTTTCATAGGCGCTCGAAATTGCATTCACGTCCATGCGGACGCCGTTTACCGTCCGCTCCGCCGTTATCGCGATCGGAATCACCATGGAATTTTTCTCTGTTCCCACATCTACCAGTGCAACAATGCTGTGCGTACTCCGAAGCCGTGTGGTCTTCGTGTCCACATCCTTTGCCGCGATTACCATGACCGGGTCGTTCACAAAGTCCATGATGTCAGCCACGACAGATTCACCAAGGCCATGATAATTTGTTCCTCTGCGCCGTTTCCCGTCTGCAGCCGCTTCACTTGCCGTCTTTGCCATAGAGTACACATGGCCGCCGCCGATCACAAACGGAAGATCCGGCATTCCGAGTTTTTTATACACCTCCGGCGTATATCCAACTAGTAGGGCATCATTTATTTCTTTTTCTCCGTTTAGAATTTCATGTACGTTTTTCTTGTATTGATCTGCAATTTCCTCTTGCGTTCTCGCATGTGCGCTTTCTTTGTTTTCCGCTTTCCCTACGCTGTACTTCACCGGCGGCGCTCTCGCGCTGCCGGATTTTTTCTGCCACTGGCCGACCTCCATCTTCACGTCCGCGCGCAGCTGGTTTGTGCCGTAGTCCGTGCGGTTCATGCCGGCGTAGGTATCCGCGACGATCTCCTCGACGTAGGCGTCCGTGTCGTCGCCGTAGATCCCGGCGTAGGCGTCCACGTAGCTTTCGATCATTGCCTTTGTGATCTTGCCCTCGCCCAGCAGCCGCTTCTGGATCTTCGCCGCCATCTCCGGCCAGCGCTTGACAAGCAGGTGATACCCCTCGTGCTTCGCCAGCTCGAACGCAGAATACTCCTCGCTGTCCGCCCGGATGAGCACGGAGCCGTCCTCCGTCACGGCGGCATCCGCATAAAACGTCTGCCCATCGATCTCCTGCGTCAGCTGCCCGGTGAAGAACCGCGCGTTCTGCACGCCCATCGACCGGAAGAACTTTTCCGCCGCCTGGATATCCTCGCTTCTGGTCTTTTGTCCCTTCGGCATGACGCGCACTTTTTGCGCATTGTTCTCTCCGAAACCGAGATCCGAAAGCGTTACTTCATCCCAAGCCTTTGCGAGATCTCTTGCACCCTGCGCTCTCTTTCTTCCGGTGTCAGCTCTTTGCTGCTGCGCTGTGCTTTGGCGAACGCCTCCAGCCTGTCCTTCGGCACGCTGACCAGCCTGCCCGACTTGTCCTTCATCAGTAGTCTCGATACTGCCATTGTTTACCCCTTTCTGCCCTGCGGCAAGGCCCGCTCGATAGGCGGTTGCCGCCACGTCCTGATTCATTCCCTCTGCATAGCGCATGGCCCGCTGCTCACTCGCGCCGAGTCTGCCCTGCGCGTAAACCTGTCCGAAGCTCTGCGCATACTGCTCCGCCGGCATGCCCGTCGTGTTCCCGTTCAGGAAATACGCCGCCGTCTGCTCGTCATAGCCCGCTCTCCGGGCCTGCTCCTGCAAATACTGTTCTTCCTGCTGCGCGGCTGCTTCGTCCAGCTCCTGCTCCGCGCCCGCCGTCTGCTGCCGGGCGTACTGCTCCATGTCCAGCTCGCCCATATTCTCTGTCCCCGGAATGGGCGCAAGCAGGCTGTCCTGATCGTACTGCTGCTGTGCCGCCCGCTGCGCCTGCTGGACGGCCTGAACGCTCTGCTGTGCCCGATTCTGTTCCTGCTCCTGCTGGTACTGCTGCGCAAGCCTCTGGTTCTCCTGCGCCATTTCCGTGGCGCTCTTGAAGATCTGGAAGTTCCGTTCATCCGCCTCGGCCTTCGCTTGTGCCTGCTGCTCTTGGGCTTGCAGCTGTTCCAGCCGCGTCAGCGTCTCCGGCACGCGCGGCTCCTGCCCTTCGTCCACGGCCGCCTGCTGCTCCTTCGCGACCTCGCGCAGCGTGTTCTCCACGGCCTTCTGCGTCACCTCGCCGCCATCGTCCACGGTCTGCTGCAGTTCCTCGGCCAGCTGGTGCGCCTTCGTGCCCTCTTCCTGCGCCATGCCATAGTCGATGACGTCCTGCACTTCGCCCGCCTCTATGACCGCTCTGGCCGTCTGCGTGACGTTTGCCTCCAAAATCACGCGGTTCACGCCCGCATACGTCCCGGACATGGCAAGGCCGGACAGGCCGCCCGCGAGGAACGATAGGCTGTCTTCTTTTGCGAAGTCTCCGACCATCGCCGCCAGCGCCTGCGCCGGCGTCCTGCCCTCTGCGATATAATTTGCGTAGGCCGTCATGACCTCGCCCCGGTCATGCTTCGCCACCACGTCATACGCACGGTTTAGCCAGTTGGACGCGATCTCTTCCGCGCCTTCCGACGCGAACGACCGCAGTGCCTTCCTCCACACGGCCTTCCCGCTCAACATGTTCTCGATGATATCGCCCACAGAATACTTTTCCGTGAAGCCCTCGATCGCGCCCTCGACGATACCGTCGACCAGCGCGTCCGCGTTTGACTTGCCGTTCTGGATCCCCTCATACACGGAGTCCGCCGCGACCTGCGATCCCATCACCCAGTTCATGGTCTCCGCAACTGCGTCCTTCGCCCCCGCACCGGCCACGCCGCCGAAGGTTCCCACGAGCCCCGTCGAGACCGCCATGTTGACCGCGCTGTCCAGCGCCGACGTGCCCGCCTGATAGAGGAACTGCCCCGTCGGGTTCATATTCTGCATCACGCTCTGCCGAATGCCGGAGGACAGGCGCGACGCGTTGTACGCCGGGCTGTAGATGTTCGTCGGCATATCCTCATTTTGATAGCCGCCCGCCCACTTCGGCAATACGCCACGCAGCGACTCCACATTGCCCAGCGCCTTCCCCGGCGCCAGCGCCGCAGAGAACAGCGTTGCCGCAGCTTTTCCCGCGAAGGATCCGCTTCCCATCTCCTGTGCCGCCTGGTCGAGCTTCTGCGCGTTGTCGTAGTCGTCCAGCACCTTCTGCCATTCCGCCAGCCGCTTGAGCGTGTCGTCGCTGTAGCCTTTTTCGTTGAGCGCCGTCTTCGCGTCGTACTTCGCATACGCCCGCACCTGATATCCGTTCAGTTCCTGCCCGCGGTACTGCCGGAGCAGATTCTGGTCTTCCTTACTCAGGTTCCCGATCGCCTCCTGTGCCCGGGCCAGCACGCTCTGGCTGTCGACCTGCGCCTTGCGCTCCTTCAGCGCGTCGATCTCGTTCTGCAGCTGCGTCACGCTCTTCCCATTTTCCGAAAGCCCGGTCCCGGAGAAATGCGTGTCCGCCTGTTCGATCTCCAGCGCCTCGATCTGCTTGTCCAGCTCCTGCGACGTCCGCCGCATCCCGCGCACCTGATCCCGCTGCGCGGTCTGCGCCGCTTTTGCACGCCGGTTCTGCGCATCCACGTCCCCCCGCACCTGCTGCGTGGCTGGCGCAAACCGGCCGGCCAGCAGTGCGCTCTGTCCCTGCAGCGCCAGCGTCCCAAGCTTCAGCCCCTGCGCCGCCTCCACGCCGCGCAGATAATTCTGGTACGTCCCGTACTGCGTCTGCATCGCGGAAGACCGTCCGTATTCCTGCTCTGATACCTTCCCGTCGGTCTCCGCCCCCGCATTCTCCGTCTTCTTCTGTCCGCTCGCCCGGCCCTTCAGCGCGGCCCCCGGCTCGATCTGCGCGAGCTCCGCTTCGCGCACGGCATTCTGATATGCCATAAACGCCGCATACTGCTTATGCAGCGGGTCGTCCACGGTTGTCTGCCCGCTCTGCGCGTTCTTCCCGTAGTCCGGGTTCGGCAGGCCGTACTTGCTCGCGATCTGGATCTGCTTCTGGTTCAGCGTGATTCTTCCGCCGCGATAGGCGGAGGGAGCCTGCTGCGTGCTGGCTCCCTGTCCGCTGCGGATGCTCTCTGCAATCCGCTTTTGTTCCTCTGTCAGTGTGATTCGTCCCATGCTTCCCTCCGTTACCGCTGCCGTAGATACGTCGCGCCGTAGTATTCCAGATACGCCTTGAACGTATTGGACTCCAGCGCATTGTAGCCCTTGCTGTTGAGGTAGTTGTCCAGCGTCCGGCTGTCCAGATAAACATTCGGGTTCTTTGCCCGGTACGCCTGCGCCGCTTTTGCAAGCGTGTTGTTCTTCTTGTCACTCAGCTTTGAAGATGAACTGCTGCTTCCACCGCCGCCTCCGCCGCCGGATTTCTTCGCCGCGGCCTGCTCCGCCGCCAACGCCTGTAGGTAGGCTGCGTTCTCGTTGTTTGCCTTCTGCGCCCAGTAGTCGAGCATCGTCGCCCACTGGCTCTGGTCCAGCGACCGCTCCGAGCTGTACGCGCTCCGCGCATCCGAAAGATCCGAATAATAATCGCTGACCGTATCCCGGTACCGGCCGTAGTCCGTATCTTCCCGGCCCTTCACGAGGCTGTACTGGTTATAAAGGTCCGTCCCCTCATCCTGATACCGCTGATATGCCTGTTGCTGCAGCTGCGGCACGATGTCGTTGAGGTTCTGCAGATACGCATTGTACGCCTGCTGGCCCACCTGCTCACCGTAGGTTGAGCCATAGCCGCCCGTGAGTGCCGCCGCCTGCCCCATCGTGTCCTGCATGGCAAGCCGCCCGAGACGCTGATACTGCTCCCTGTACTGCTGGTACAGAGGATCCGTCCCCATGTCATAGCTGAATTTCTTCCGGTTCCGGATCTGGTCATACAGGCTCGTCAGCTCATCGTCCCATCGCGACTGATACGCGCCCGGCTTGCTGGCCTTGACCTGCTCCAGATACGCCTGCGCCGCCTGTACGCTGCCCGACGGCGTGTACCCGCTCTCCAGCCCGTTCAGCTTGCTTCTCGTGTAGTCCGACACGCCGGACATGGTGTAAGGGCTGTTCCTGGTCTGATAGCTGCCGCCGTAGTTCCTCGTTGTCTGGTTCTTGTTCACCAGCTGCGACTGGTAGCTGCCGTCCGCGTTCACGCCCGTGATGCGGTACGTGCCGCCGCCGGTCACGACCTCGTCGCCGGTCGAAAGCCCCGCCGGTGCCCTGCCGCCCGACTCTACTCGATATACGCTCATAGTCTCACCGCCTTAAAGCTTGAAATGTGTCGCGTACTGCTTCGGCATGTACGCCTGGTTGTATGCGTTGAAATATCCCTGATAGTAGCTGTTGTACTTCGCCGCCTCGTTCGCATACTTCGTCGTCTCCCCGTTGGCGTCGCAGATCTTCATCCCCAGATACCAGCGGTAGATCTCATCATACGGCCACGGGATCAGAAGCTGTGTCTCTAAGTCCACGTCCTCCCCGTATCCCGTAAACGGCTCCGGTTCCTTCTCGTGCTCGTGCGTACAGATGATATCCCGATACACGATTCCGTCCAGCTCCGACAGCCACCGGACCTTATCCGGCGTCTCGTACTGGTTCGACAGTAACCGGTCGACCGTCTCGATCGCTTCCCGAATTTTCATTTTTCCTCCTTACCAAAAGAAGGGGCATTTCTGCCCCTTCCTCTGCTTCATGCCGTCATGGGCATTCACTTGTCAGTTGTCCGCCTGCGCGCGGCGGAAAGCTTCTTCCTCTGCCATCCGCGCGTTCATCAGGACTTCATACACCGGCAGCGGGACCTGAACGTCCTTGCCCTTCGGCACCATGAACGTCCGGCCGTTCACCGCCACAAAGCGGCTCTGCTCCTCGTTCTCCTGCCCGCGGGGCAGGTAGATCGTCTTCATGACGTTCCACACGTCTTCCTGGTTTGCCTGTACAGCCGCCGCGGCGGTCTCTTTCGTTGCCATGCTATGTGCTCCTTTCTCAGTTCGCCTCGTCCGTGCCGGAGTATGCGCTGCAGCTCTCCACGCGGACCATGCGGTCCTCGTACAGCAGCTTCGCCGCCATCTCGGCCTTGTAGCCGACGGTCGAGAACTGGTTCAGCGGGCCGCCGATCTCGTCCTTACCCTTGACGATCATCTCAAGATTGCCGCCCTCCGGGTCGATCATCTTGTATGCGTCCTTGCCGAGGAACAGCGTCGCGTACACGCTGTAGTAGACCGTCGTTCCTCCGCTAGACGCTGCAGTCTTGACCGGGCAGGTCGAGTTGTTGAAGATCTTCGCCTCCGTCGTCTCGACAAACCGGACGCCGTGCAGCTCGCCGATCTCACCCGAGAACAGCGGCGTGACGTCTGCGTACTTGTGTGCCTCGACCCATGCTTTCGAGGATCGCAGGTCGTATGCGACCGACGGGTGGATGATGGCGACGTACTTTCCGTCGATCTTCGGAGCCTTCATTTTCTTCAGCGTCGTCACGGCCTTGTTGACCTCGTCCGGCGTCAGCTTCGCCGTCAGGTCGAGGCCTGCGCGGCTGGTGACTGCCGTATGCGCGCCGCCCTCTGCGACCTTGTCGCAGTACTGCACGTTCGAGCCTGCCACGACCGCGTCGCGCACGCGCTTATCGATGGACGTGCCGGCGGAAGCGCCGAGTTCTTCGGTCGCACCCAGGATGACGTTATCCAGCGCATGCAGCTCCAGCTGGTCGGAGACCGTCACGTACAGGCCGATCTGCTTGATCGCGCCGGTCGTGCTGGTCTGGCCCATCTTCTGGCCGGTCGGGATGACGCCTTCGGTCAGCTCCTCCGCGTCTTTCAGCGTGTTCCACTTGCGCCACTCGACGGTCTTGCCGTGGTTGCGCGGCAGTGCCTGACGGCCTGCCAGCTGCGCATGCACGAGGTTCGGCCTTGCGTTCTCGAGCAGCTGCGTGTCGTAGAACGTCTTCATGGTTGGCGCGAGCGTGTCGTTGCCGCTGAATGCGGTCGTCTGGCCGGTGCCTGCGTTTACGTAGTTGCCGGTCGCGTTGACGAGCGTACCGGCGTCAGCAAAAAACTGAAATCCGACTTTGGATTTAAACATAGCTTCTTATCTCCTTTCTCAGGGGATCACTCGTTCCCCTCTTGCCGCGCGGCGGCGCATGTCCTCCACCTCCGCGCGTGACCAGTGTGTTTTCATCGGGACGTTCTCTCCGCCCGCAGCGCCGGAGCCGATCTCCTGCGGCCTTGCGCCCTGCGCCTGGATGGTCCGCATGACGTTCTCCCGCGCCTGGTTCGCCACCAGCTGCGCCTGTGCCTGTGCGATCTCCTGCTGGTGGATGACCTCATATGCCGTCTTCGGCGGCACGCCCGCGCCCATGAGCCGTGCAAAATCCGGGTTCTGCATCTCGGTCTCAAAGTCCGCGCCGTACCGCGCCGTCACATCCCGGGCAAAGTCTGCCTGGATCCCGGCAAAGGCTTCTCGCATCTGGTACTCCTGCAGCTGCCGCCGCATGGCCGTATTCTCAGCCCTGCCGGCGTACTCCTTTTTGAGCGCGTCCGTCGTCGTGCCTTTCTCCATGGCCTCCGCGCTATAAAGCCGCTCGTCAGTGGAAAAGCGCTGTGCCAGTGCCGCGAAGTCCGTCTTCCGCGGGTCCGACGTGTCGATCCCATAGAGCGCGCCCAGCTGGTCGATGATCGGCGCCATCGCCTCGGCCTGCCCCTTGTACTGGTTCAGTCCGCGCACGCGCTGCTTTACGACCTTCTGCACCGCAGAATCAAAGTCCTGCTTGTACCGGCCCCGGATCAGACTGTCAAACGTTTCTTCCTGCTGTGTACCCTGTCCCTGAGCGTCGGGGACGGTGACCGGCTGCTGCTGCACCTGCGCCTGTGCGGCTGCCTCCTGCCCGCTCTGCTGACCGGCGACGTCAGCTGCGCCCATGGTCTGAGCGCCTGCGCCCGTGAATTCGCCTTCCATGCTGTAAATTCCTTTCTGGCGTTTATTCTAAAATCATCGTAGCACAAACTTTTCCTAACTTCACCCCACGCCAGCCAGAAATAATCTCGCCGGAATGGGCCGCCGCAATCGTCGGTTCTTATCCCGGCTGCGTGCTTTCTTCCGACTTTTTGCGCGCATTCTCCACGATCTTCGGCTCCTGCGTCTCGCCGGTGTGGATCTCCGGCTTCTCCGCTGCCGCGGTGCTCGCCTGCGGGACTGCCTGTCCGCCCTCCTGCAGGATCTGCTGCGCCAGCCCCTCACCCATGACCGGATCGTACCGGTCTGCCAACGCCAGCGCCAGCTGCTGCCACTCGATGAGCCGCTGCTGCAGGTCTGCGTTCTCCTGAATCTTCTGGATGATCGAATCCTTTCCGTCGAAGTCCATCATGTCCAGTGTAGATAGCGCCTGGTCGACCATCTGTGGGTTGAAGAACCCCAGCTGGAAGAACTGCAGCGCCAGCTCGTTCTGCGCCATGGACGCGTACTCGCTTGCCTTCTGCGCCGAGACCTCAATGTCGAAGACCGGTTTCCGCAGCCCGTCCGGCTGTCCGTTCGCGCCGTAGAGCGTCTGTGGCTGCAGCCCCTGATTGCTGTACTGTACGAACTGCTCTGCCCCGCGCTGCCCGATGATCCGGAACTGCCGCGGCAGATCATAGAACTGCCGGATGCGCTCAATGACCATCCGGATCATCCGCGCGTAGGCCCGGTAAGCCGACTTTGTGGAGTCCTTGCTGCTCCGGCCGGACGCTTCCTGCAGCGCTGCAATGGCCGAGGCCGCCGTCACGCCGGAGCTCGTCGCGCCGTTGTTGACGTCCGTGTTTCCCGTTGTCCACTTGAGCTCTTCAATTTTGTTCTGCAAGATCGCAATGTAATTGCTGTTGAGCATGTTCACCTGGATCGGAACCAGACTGTCCTGCCCCAGATTCCCATCCACATGCACGAACGGCTTCGTCCAGTCCGCAAACTCCTGCTCGTTGACCGACCCGTCCGACCGCTTGAACCACCTTGGCGTCGTCGTCATGATCGCGTTCTTCACGATCGCCTGGTTCATCCGGTCGATCTGCTCCTGCGTCGACTTGCCGATGTCGATATACCCATACCCGGCAATGCTGCCCTCCACCGGGAACAGCGCGTCAACCACAAACGGGTATTCCCCGTCGTCATACAGGCCCGTCTCCGCCATGGGCTTTCCGACCGGCTGCTGCACGATGCTGCCGTCCGGCATGGTCATCGTGTCATACCGCTGCTCTGTATCGTTCTCCGTCGCCTGCAGGATGGTGTCGCCCACCAGCTTTGCAAAGTGCAGCACCTGCCGTCCGTTCTGATATTTCTTGTAATACCAGTCCACCACCATCGACTTGTTGTCAAAATTGATGACGTCGTCCGTGTTGTACTTCTGCTGGATCTGTGGATTGGAGTTGAGCTTTCCCCGCAGCTCCGGGTACTTCTCGACCAGCAGATCGTTGTCCACCATCTCCGTCAGGAAGATGTTCTTCGACTTCTGCAGATCCCGGACGCCCGGCTCCCAGAAGAAAGACAGAATATCTACCGGCTGCACCGAGATATCCCCGAGGCCGTTCAGCTTCGAAGAATCCCATTTCACGTGCCAGATGAGCGTGCCCTGCTTGAGCTTCGTCCACTGGCTGTCCGAATAGACCTCTTCGAAGTCGTTCTGTTCCAGAATGACCGGCAGCACCGAGGAAAGCTTCGCCGCCTCCTCCCGGTCGTCCGGTTCCCGCGGGCGGATGGCCGGAGCCGGATAGGCCGCGATCGCGTCCGCATGCTTGCCCATGATGACGTTAAACAGCCACGCCGACGTCCACTTGTCATCCTCCGGGTTCCCTTTTTGGATCCGCTGCCAGCTGCGCATGCGCCACCAGTCCTCCGACGCAATGACCCGCGCCTCCAGCGCGCTCTTGCCCTGCCGGTATTTCTGCAGCGTGTCCATGGCCTTTCTGGCCTGCTCCTCGCCGATGGCCTTTCGCGCCGTCAGCCCGCTCGCCGTGTCATTCTGCATGGTCGTCTGCATCTGCTCTGTCTGCATTGTCCGCTTCCTCCTTCCGCAGGTCTTCCGCCGTGAGTCTTGCCACTTCGTTCTGGATCCCGTCCAGCACAAAGCCCACGATGACCGGCGGCAGCCCCGCCTCGTTGATGGCCTCGATCAGCCGCCCCCGCAGCTGCACCACTGCTTTTGTGATATTCATAGCTCCTCCTATCCGTTATAACTGCTGATTGCCCGGTTGAGCGCTTCCTTGAGCGCAGAATAGCTGTTTGCAAAGTACGTCGCTTCCAGCTTCGTCCCTGCCGATACCGTGCTGACGCTTCCCGCGCCTGTCAGATTCCCGATGGCGTTTGCCGCCTCGTTGTAGATGGCCGCCGTGATCGTCTGCCCGGCGTAGGCCGTCGTGAAGGAAATGCTCCCGTATCCTCTGGCGGCCCGGACCTCGTTGATCTTTGCCGTCAACCGGTTCCAGCTCGCCGCCGTCAGGTATGTCACGGCCTTCCCCGCCGCGATATACGACGCATCGTCGCTCGTCCACGCGAAGGCCGCGATCTGTGCCTTCGTCTCGCCGGATACGGTGTTGGACGTCTTCGAGTCCGTCCCGGCCTTGTTGACGATCCAGAAATAATACGTCGTGCCCGGTTCCAGCCCCGAGACCGTCACCGGCGAGCTGCCGATCGACTGCGATCCGATCGCCGTATAGCTCGTCTTTCCCCAGTAGAGTGTCCAGCTTCCGTACCCGCCGCCGTTTTTGTCCCACGTGACCGTCGCCGTGTTCTTCGTCAGCGTGACCCCGCTGATGTATGGTGCGACTGCCGTGATCTTCGTCTTGTAGTACACGCGCACGGCCTGCCCGCTCGTAATGGGGATCGTCTCCGTCGCCGCGTGATTTGTCGCATACCCTTCCGACGCGAGCCTGAAATACTGGAATTCATACTCCTGCGAATACGTCTGGTACTGCGTGCCGGACATAGACAGGAAAAACGTATTGCCGATCGTGCCGGAGACGGACCCGTCTGCCAGCGTGTGCTGCCCGTCCAGGTAGTTGTAGATCGGAATCGTCGTGGTCTTGCTCTGGTAGTAGACCTTTACGGTCTGCCCTTCCTGGATGGGGATCGGGTAGTTCGCTCCATGCTCCGTGTTGTAGTTCTGCGACGAGAGCCGGAAGTACAGGAAATGATACTGCTGCGAGTACGTCTGATACTGCGTGCCCGCGGCCGAAATGTAAAACGTATCTCCGATATCGCCTTTGAAGGACCCGCTCGCCAGCTGCGTCAGGTTATCCAGGAAGTTTAGAATGCTGACCGTCGCCTGCGAGGTCGACTGTGCCAGCGTCCGCACGCTGATGGAGTTTGTCTCGGCGACAAGCGCCCCCGTGCTGCTGTTGTAGATCCGCACGCGGCAGATATACAGCGTGTCCGGCGTCAGCCCGGTAATGACCCGGTGGGCCGTTGTCGTGCCCGCGGTCGTGTCCGTCACCGTCGCCATGACCTGTCCCGCAAGGATATATTCATATTTCCGTTTGTACTTCGTCGTTGACGACATACCGGATACCGTCAGCGTGATACTTGTCGGCGTACCCGATGCGCCGGACAGCGTTGCCATTCAGCCAGCCCCCTTATCCGAACACCGGCGTAATGCCGCTTACGCCGCCGGAAGCGATAAACCGGATACTCCCGTCCGATTTTATCTGCATGCTGGCCGTCCCCGCCGCGTTCTGCAGATACACATCACCGCTCGTCGACCGCACACGCACCGCCGGGCCGGACAGGTCGACCGCATAGGCCGCCGAGCTGGAGGACGTAAACTGCAGACTGCCCTCCGCGCCGCTGATCTTGCCGTTCGAGAAGTTCGTACCCGCGATCTCAAGACCGTTGCTGATGATGTTGATCTCATCCATGATCTGCTTGAGCTTCTTCTGGATGCTCGTACCGTCGAGCTTCAGATCCGTCGCGTTGATCGTTCCGCCGATCTCAGCCCCCGTGCACGTCAGCTTTCCGTTCGCGTCCACCTTGAATTTGTCCTTGATGGAAAGCCCGCTCGTGCCGAAGTACATGCTCGCGCTGCCCCCAAATTCGTTGGCTGTGCGGTAAATGCTGCTCTCCGAGATCGTCCACGGCCCGAAGGTCGAGTCGGCTGCCGCCGTGATCTTCCCGGACAGCACCGCCCCCGCCGCCTCCAGCGTCCCGGATGGGAAATGCAGCTTCTTGTCGCTTAAATACGCGACCTCCTGCCCGTCCTGCCAGAAGCTCACCCGGTCCGGCGTCACCGTCACCAGCTCGTTCTTCGTCTGGTCGATGACCCGTTCGCCGCCGTCCGTCACCGTCGTCTCGATGTTCCCCACGCCCACGCCGTAGACCGGCACAGCGTCCTTGTAGTACAGCAGCCCCGTCTTGATGTACTGCTGCGAATTGACGGAAAACTGGTTGTTGACGCCCGCCGTGTAGTCATACAGCTGTTTGATGCCGACCGAGTTTCCCTCGATCGTCAGCTGGGTCTTCTCGAGATACTTGCCGAAGTCCGAGATGGCCACATAGCTGCCGGACAGCTTCGTCGACCACGTCTCCGAGTTCGCCGCGGCGAAGTCCGCCGTCTTGATGATGAGCGCTTTCAGCGCCCCGTAGCCGGAGAGCGTCGTTTTTTTCTCCGCCTCGGAGAGGCTGTCCGCGTCGATGGCCTGCGAGATCTCCGTCAGCGTCGCCTTCGCCGACCAGTCGGCGAGGTTCAGCTGCTCGGTCACGCTGCACAGATACCTGCGCATGCTCTCCAGCTGCTCCTGCGTCGTCTTCCCCGCGATCGACGGGTATGCAAGTGTCAAAGATCCCATTACGCATCACTCCCCGCTTCCAGCACCCGCGCCAGGCTGAACAGCTTCATCTCGCCCTTTCCCGTCAGCCGGAACTTCAGATGGTCACACCTTGCGGGCCGGATCGGCAGCAGGAAGGTCCGCAGCCCCCGTCCCTCGATATGCCCGCAGTGCCGCCAGATGCCGTCGGAATCGTACTGCACCCAGAAATCGACGCTCGACCCCTTCGGCAGCTGCATGCGCAGATTGATGCGCGAGACATATTTCTTCCCGACGAGTCCATACGTCATGATCCCCGTCTCCGCCATCCACTGCACACTGTCTTCCAGCGTCCCGACCGAGCCATAGACAGTCCTGAGCGTTCCATCCTCAAGGAAGTACAGCTCATCGTCCACCCGGGCAAAAGCTTCCGCGTGCGTCGCGTCCTCCCTGTGCCAAAGGCCCTTTCTCGTGTCGTAGACGAACAGCGACCAGTTATGACCTTCATCCTCCATGCTGATGAAATACTTTCCTCTGGCGCCGCCCGCCACGGCATTGTAATACAGCTTCGTCCCGAAGCAGCTGCCGATCTCCTTCGGCAGACTCCCGTCGTACACGCAAACGCCCATCCGCGATTTGTAATACAGCCGGTCATCCACCACGACCAGGCTCTTGCTTGACCCATTCTGCACGCCCGCGCATTTCTGCACGACCACCTGATGCGCCCCCGTCGCCGACGGATACACCCGGTGGAAGCAGTCCTCCTTGAAGAACACCGGGCTGTCCGCCAGCGTCGCCGCGCCGGTCCACTTCCCGTCCGTGCCGCAGCTCGCGCGCCACGAGTCCGTCGACACGCCCTGGTAGCACTCCCAGTTCTTAAAATCGCCCAGCTTGCAGCAGTAGATCTCATTGACGGTCTCGCCGTCCGCCACACCGTACTTGCAGCCCCACAGCCGGTTCCCGCTCTCGGTGATGAAGTCCATGCTTGGGACCTTCCGGGCCGTCTTCACGGTCCCGCTCGTCACCTTCGTCGTCTCGTCGACGAGGCCCACGATCACGATATAGCTCTCGCCCACGTCGTACAGGATCTGGCTGCCGTTGAGCTTTTCGACCTGCTCGTTCCCGGTCAGCCCCGAAAGCCGGATGCCGTCGTATTGCTTAAAGCCCTTCCCGATGCCGTTCGCGGAAAGCTTCAGATACACCGTCGGCACGGATACCCACTGGCTCGTCGCCTCCGCCCACTGCTTGAGCGTGTGGAGCTTGCCGGACGTATCCAGCCAGTACTGGCCATTCATCGGGTTTTCCGGCTGGCTGGCTTGCTTATAGCTCACCGTCAGCGCCGTCCCGTCGACAAGACACAGGGAAATGTCAATGTTCGTGCTTGCCGCGTTGACGGTGTTCTCCTGTCCCATGTATCCGTTGTCGGAATACTTCTCGGTGTTGAAGTAGATCCCATCCGGGAAAATACACAGATACGCGCCCATGGAAATGAGCTGCTTTTCCCCCGCCGAAATGGATACAGACGGCATATACGCCTCCATCGAAGCGCCGTTGATGTAAAGCGTATTGTTCTGCACCCAGCACAGCGCATCCTTCGCCAGAATGCCCTGCACGCCCTCGATCGCCTGCGCCGTCCCCCGCCGCGGCCGCGGCGCGAGCAGCGGATACTCGTCCGCCGACAGATTCTCCATGTCGTAAAACTCCCCGTCCGCCAGCTCGAGGTTGTGGTTGTATCCAAGAAAGACCTCCGTCATCATGGTCTGCTTCTCAGTCTCCGTCAGTTGTGGTGCCAGCATGGCCTTACCTCCGTTTCATCATGTCCAGCGGATCAAAAAGGATCCGCTGCTCTTTCACCGCGCGGATCGGCTTGATCGGCCGCGACATGCAGAAATATCTCCATTCGTCCGCGACGTGGTCTTCCATCTTCGTGTCCAGGTCTTCCGCCCGATGCTCGTCATAGATCAGCGTCGGGATCGTCCGGATGAACGCCCTGCAGGTGTTGAAGACATACATCCGCGGATATCCATCCTCGTCAAACTGCAGCCGGTAGTGGCACTGCATCCAACCTGCAATGCGCTCATTGTCGCCAGGCGTAAAAAATACGCCGTACCGCGCAGCCGTGTCTGCGACCGATTCTCCGCGCGACGCATCCCAGATCGCGGGGTCCGCCACGCCGATGATGGTTTTCCCCTTGAGCCACGGGTGCTGCATCTCCGTTTTGTGGATCTCTTCAAACTGTTTGTCCGGTGTCCACTTTACGCCCTCGTTCGGCGTCCGCGTGCAGCCGTACAGCTCCATGATCCGGTAGATCGTCCCGTCATAGTCGACCGCCCACCATGCGCAGGAAAACGGCTTTCCATAGCCAAAGTCATAGCTCCGGCAGATCGTCCACCCATCCGGGATCTCAAACGGTTCAATGACATGCGTCCAGCGCCGGTCCTTGTAATGCTCCGGCACGTCCCGGAAGTCCTCGAAGAACTGTCCCTCATAGACGTCCCAGCGTCCGTCCTTCCACGCTGCCCGCAGCGTCGGCGGCAGATTCTCCAGCTCTCGCAGGTAGTCAGGCTGCGTATCCATGAGGGCCTTGTTGTCCTCTACCTTTGCCTGAATGAAGAAATAGTCATCCGGGTCTTCATCGGGATTGAAATTCCGATCGACGAAGACACGCTTGAAGTATGCATGCCCCGGCCCGCCGGGGTTCAGCGTGTAATACGTCCGCTTTGGAAATCCATTCGTTCCGCGCACGCAGAGATTGATCTTGCGGATCCAGCTTTCCTGCAGCTGCCCGGCCTCGTCGATGAACACCACGTCATATTCCGCGCCCTGATACTGCCCCAGGTCCCCTTCGTTCGCGCAGTACCCGAAAGAGATCGTCGACCCGTTCGGGAAGCGAAACATTTTGTCCGACCGGTTGTATTTTGCGAACCCTGCCAGCTCCGCTGTCAGCTGCTCGATGTGGTTGTTTTGCAGCTCCTTGTATGTCTTTCGGACGATCAGGATCTTAATGCCCGGATACCGGAACGCCAGCAGCTTCGACTTTGTCCGCACGGCCCAGCTCTTTCCGCCGCCGCGCGCGCCGCCATAGGCGATGTGCCGGTGTTTGTCCTTGAGGAAGAGTGTCTGCTTCGGCTGCGCCCGCCCGAGATCCAGCGTTCTCATTCGCTCGCGTCCTCCGCGTCACATTCCAGCAGCACACGCGGCGTCTGATCCTGCTTTTCGTCCCCGGCGTCTCTTCGATATCGGAACCCATACTCCAGCGCGAACTGTGCCCCACGCTGAGAATCCCGGTCGAATAATCTTTCGGCCGTATATTGTTCCACGCGCGTCTGCGCGCGCGAAATCGTGTCCATAAATTCTTTCCTGGCCTTGTAGTTGTACAGGCTCTGCCTGCTGGAAAAGCCCAGCGCCAGCGCAAGCCCCGGTATCGTCGGCGGCTTCCGCCCCACCCAGACCGGAGTCCCGTCTTTCTGGTTGAAAACGATGCGCCCGTCCTCATCCCGCAGGATCTCTCCCTTGCAGCTCTCAAAATACGCCTCGATCAGCCCTTCGATCTGCTCCACGGATTCATACTTCGGTTTCCTCGCCATGGCTCACGCCTCCCTTCTGCTTTTCAGCATAGCGTATCCGGAAAATCTTTTCACCCCACGCACGCAGAATGAGCGCATACGGCGTTCCGCATGCGCTTCGGCTCTCATTCTGTTCTTTCGTAGTATCGGAGCTTCGCCGCCGCGATGCTGCACCGCACGTAGTCAAAGCTGGCGCAGTATCGCGTGATGTAGTCTGACGTCTCCCGCCGCTCAGGAAATGCGAGCACGCATTCTCCCTCGCAGCGGATCGTCTTTTTCCCGGCTGCCTGCCAGAATGGGCAGATATACTCCCTGTGCCAGTAGTCGCTCGTCCCTATCACCCTTTCGTCTTAAAACCTTACGCATATACAAGGTTTAATTTAAGCGGCTCCCGTTCCGCTTGTTCTCTGATCTTGGGTCGACTACATACTTATAATATTGATACCCGTACTTTGTCGTCCGGGCCTCTACGAGGATGTAACCTCGCGGGGCGACGGGCGGATGCTTGGGGCTGTACTCGCGCACGGCCTCGGTCGCAGGTTCCGGCTCCGGCCGGACGCAGCTGCGGCTGGCCTTGTACCGGTGCCCGCCGAATTCCTTTTTCCAGTGGCCGTGCAGGTAGTCGGCCAGCGCCTTATAATCCCGGCCGTGGTCGACTTTGTTTCCATTTTCGTCCATGTAATAGTTGTGTTCCCGTAAGTGCCGAACCTCGATCACGCTGCCGAGGCCCCAGATCCTGCCGATCTCCTCCTCCGGAATGCCGTCCGAGATCATGTGCAGATGGAACCGGCTCGTTGACTTTCCCTGCCCGTAGACGATCACGATCTTGGCGTTTGGGTATTTATATAGTAGGCGGCGGTAGAATCTGTTCCGAATCTGCCGCATTTCGGCAGCAGTATGTACCTCGTTCTCGGCGTCGAGCGTCAGCGTGGAATACAGGCTGGTCGGGCCGAAGTTGGCATTGACGAGCGCTTCCAGCTTCCCCTCGGAGATTTTCCGGTTGAATTCGTCCTGCTCTTCCCGCGTCTGGAACCTCGGCTTCTTCGGCCGGCTGGTCTTCGGATCTGTGCCGTCCGCCACCGTGTACACGATCTGCTCGCAGACCCTCCCGGAAAACTTCCGGCGCTT